GTTGAAATTTCAGCAGGAAATATCCTATTTGGAACCGCAAGCAAGGGCGTCTATCTGGGCGTAACCGCTGCCACAGCGGCGAATTTACTGGACGACTATGAAGAGGGTTCTTGGACTCCCGTAATTCGCTTGGGAGGCGAGTCTGGAACCGACAATACTGCCGGAACCCCGACTGGAAAATACACAAAAATTGGAAACCAAGTAGTAATCACAACGTATTGCGCGATGGACGATTCTTTATCTGGAACTGGTCAGGTTGCTATAAGCGGATTGCCATTTACGGTGAACGGAACGCACAATTGTCCGATAACGTGGACTACCGGCGACCGTGTTGATGGAGACATTGGTATTTTAGCGTTTGCTTCCGCTGGGTCGGCTGCTGTTCTTTTTTATGTCGCTCCGGCAACTACCAGCGCCACTCTGGGGTACTTAACCCAGACAAGCCTGAACGACGGCGGAGCAGGAAAATCATTTTCAATTAACGGCACATACTACGTTTAGAGAAAGGGTTAGATCTATGGCGTTGGTGAAACGAAGAGTGGCCGACAAAATCGAGGTCGTCGGCGAGTTCTCTTGCATTCAAATTCGCGAAGACGATCAGATTGTTGACGACGCGAATGATCAAATTGAAAGTCGCGGAAATTGGCATCGGCGCGTCTTGAGTCCGGGCGACGATGTTTCCGGCGAGTCAGCCGTCGTTCAGGCGATTGCAGGCGCAGCATGGACGGCAGAAGTCGTTGCGGCTTACGAAGCTTCTCAGGCCAGCTAGCCCTCAATTGGCCAAGCAAACCTTGATAAAGTGGTGCTGTTTTGCCGCCATCTTTTGCTTGTTAGCGGTGCATCCCGCAACTGCCGCGATGCAATGTATGCCGTCCCAGTATTTAATCACGGCTCTGAATAGCCAGGGAGAGAAGTTACGGTGGCGGGGGGTATCCATGGCCAACTTAGTGATGCTGCTTGTGCATCCAACGACAAATAAATGGACGGTGATATCGACAAATCCAGGGGCGATTTCTTGCATCGTGGCCTTTGGAAATGACAGCGAGATGTTAGCGCAGACAGTTCCGATAGCGCCTCAAACGCATGACCGATGATTCTTCCAGGCGCGATTCTAAGTCGGCGCATCTGCGAATTGACGATCTTCTGTTGATCGTAACCAAGCATACCGCCTCGTGTTCGATGGAGGGCAAGGCCCAGAATGCGCGGCTGGCCCGACTGGAGAGAATCTTGATATCTTCCGCCACATTCACGATTGCACTTCTAGTGGCATTGATGTTCCGATGATCTGTGATGACAGTTACCCAACTCACCAAGCTAGTCGAGGCAGTTGGGATTCCAGCCGCGACCGCCGCTGCGATGGGGTTTCTGCTTTGGCGGCTGCTTCAGTATATCCTGAAAGATTTAAGATCGGACATGGAGACGCATGATCGAGATCTTCAGACAAGTCTTAAAAAACTACAGATAATTCAAATCCAGCAGGTTGATAGAATCCGGGTGTTAGAGCGCAATATCTACAGATTTCAGGACGCGATAGCGGTTAAGATAGGAATCGCACGAGTTGCATATGATCAGACTCGAAAAGAAAAGTACGACGAAGCAATGCAAGTGCTGCGCGATGTTGGCGACATTAATGGGGACGAATAGTGATTAATCTGGAGCATCTGGTTTACCACGAGACGCCGATCATCGAATCTTCCGATGACCTCGTATGTCTGCGTCCATTCGGGCCAGCGGTAGGTCATGCGACCATGCCGGACGAAGTCGTCAAGGCGTTCAATGACGATATCGACGGCGGAACGGATGGCCAAGATTGGTCAAGTCGTTTGGTCGGCAAGGTCGATGAAGAACGCCTGATTCCCACTGAGGTGCTGGAACCGCACAAAAAGTTCTTCACCAACGCGGCGCTACGATATGTGTCGAACTATGCGTCGCGCTACTGCCGTCCGATAGCAGACGATGTCAGGCCGCAAGTGACCATCCACAGCGCGTGGTACGTGCGTCAGGGGCCGGGGGACTTCAATCCGATCCATCTCCACACTAACGCCGAATTATCCTGCATCGGTTACCTGAAGATGCCGGACGGCATTGAAGAGGAATGGAACGAAGACGATCAAGATCATTATCCGGCATACGGCCATGTCGAGTTCATGCACGGCAGTCCCACGTTCCTGAATCGTGCCAGTTTTATGGTCAGGCCGAAACCCAGTGACTTTTTTATATTCCCCGCCGATATGTATCATACGGTCTACCCGTTTAAATCGGCTGGCGAACGGCGTAGTTTTTCGATGAACATCATTCTGTCCGAAAAGGAGGACGACGATGAAGGCACGTAAGGGATTCCCCGGTCCGATGACCAAAGGACAAATGGGGGCCTACAAGGGCATCCAGAAAGCCGAGAACTGGCCTGGAGGATTGGATATCCGCGCTGGTAACGAGCTAGGGTTCCGCTCGAAGGGCCGCAGCGTCAAGCGTGGCGCGGACAAGCCCGGCACCTTCGGGATGAAGCTCCGCAAGGCGTAGTCCTATGGCCACTACTCAGGAGTTACGGCAGATATCAATTCGGGCGGTTACCTCGACCACGGGGACGCACGATGAGGACTGGCTGGCGCTGTTCACGGAAAGATCCGCCCCGGCAGGCGAGTACAACGAACGGATGTTGAGTTATATCAACACCCTGCTGTCCACGTCCTACACCAACATCAACGACGCAAAGCAAGCGCTGGCAGCAAACCAGAGCGCAGACAATTTTAGTTCGATGGGGACGTTTACACCGTGACCACCAACCAAGAGGCGCGCCAAGCAACGTGCCGCACGGCCACCGGGACCGCGCTAGACGTCAATGGCGACTGGTTGGCGATGGCGGCGGATAACGGGTTTACCACCGGCACGATCAACGAACGCCTGATGAACTATTTCAATGCCGCCCTTGGTGCGACGTGGGGGGTTGCGGCATGGGACGAGGTGCTGTGGGACGGTGCTGGTGGTGACCACACCAACATCAACGAGGCCGCGGCAGCGTTCGGAGAATCCAACGGAGTCACCGGCAACGGCTCCATGTTCTCATCTCTAGGATCGTTCTGATGGCAAACAAGAACTGGATAAAGGGGGCGATCAAGAAGCCGGGAGCGTTTACACGCCAGCGCGACCGTTACAATCAAACCCATAAGGGCAAGAATCTGACGACTAATCAGTTCGCGAGCTTGGTGACAAAGCCTGGGTCTAAATTCAGTTCGACCACTAAGCGGCGGGCGAATCTGGCCAAGACGCTGCGAAAGCTGAAGTGATGCCCGATGACATTGGCGTACCCGATAAACTGGCGTGGCAACAAAACCGCCGTCGCTTGGCATACATCGCCATGCTTGCGATTCTGGTGACTATCGCAGCCAGCTTCGTCTGGCCGGAACGGGCCGCGCAAGTGCCAGCGGCAGAGATGATCTATATCTCGCTTGCGGGCGTGATTATGGGATTCTTCGGCGCAGATGCTTTGGTGTCGCGCAAAAAGGGCAAGTAAATCCTCACCCTGCTTGGCAGTCTGCTGGGATTTGGAACGAGTATCGTTCCCGAGATTCTTGGCTTTTTCAAACAAGGCCAAGCGAATAAACAAGAACTCAAGATGCTGGAGGCAAAGGCCCAGTACGCCGCCCAGCTATCCACCCTCAAGCTCCAAGAATTAGACGCCGAAGCCGACATAGCCGAAACCAAAGGGCTATACGCCCACGACACTGCACTTGCTGCAAAGGGCGGCTGGGTGGTGGGCCTTCAAGCCAGCGTCCGGCCCGTCATCACTTATTTGTTCATGCTGGCGTTCCTGGCCGTCAAGGCAGGCATGGTTTACTCGCTGATATTTATGCAAGGCGTCGATTGGACGACAGCCCTGGAAGTTTCTTGGGACGGAGAAACCCAGGCATTATTTGCCGCCATCATGTCGTTCTGGTTTGGCAATCGTGCGATGGGTAAAGCGCGAGCGGCGATCAAGAAATGAAACTATCGCCCCACTTCTCCCTCGACGAGATGATTAAAAGCCAGACCGCGTTGCGGAAAGGTCTCGATAACAATCCAGATGGCGATCAGCTTGAGGCTATGGTTGATCTGTGCGAGTACGTCTTGGAGCCAATCCGCAAATACTGGAACCGCCCCGTTATCGTCAGCAGCGCCTTCCGCGCCCCGGAAGTCAACAAAGCAATCGGCGGCAAAAACACCAGTCAGCACACCAAGGGTCAAGCTGCTGATATCGAGATCCCTGGCGTAGACAATCTCGATCTTTATCACTGGATCGGGCAGAGCGTGGAATTCGATCAGCTAATCTTGGAGTTCTACAGCGGCGAGCCCGCCAGCGGTTGGGTCCACGTTTCCTATGTTTCACGTGAAACAAACCGCCGGGAACGGTTGCGGATTGATAAGTCTGGAGTCCGCCGGGAACAGTGATAAGATATCCCCGTGTAGTACCTCCCTATGACGAACTTAGGCCCGCCCCGACAAGGGCGGGCTTCCTTTTGGGTTCGGATCAGGCTAGCCTCTCGCATGGTTAAGTTTTAGCTATGAAGAGGTCGCTGTTTCCCCAGCGGCCTTTTCTCTTTCCTTCAACAAATATTCGTACTCCCTGAGACGCCAGAGCGCTTCGTCCCAATCATAGCTTGCATAACTGCCCTCAAAGTCCTCTTGAGGCGGCAGGCTGTCGGGTCCGTCTATCCAGATGGTTCTGTAGCCGTCGAGGCGCTCTACCTCAATACTGCAACCCAATCTTTTCGCAAACCTGTGCGCTTCTGCACGAGAACTGGCGTATGGGTCTTTCGGCTTCGATATATCAACCTCTGGTTTTCTTACGTTATCAGAAGTTAATTCCCAAACCCCAACAACCCGCGCCCTGCGCTTCACACGCTTGTCCTTGATAGATACAATCTCTCGTATCCGTCCGCATGTGTAACGTCGTCCACTGATTAGTTGCCAGTGGTATCCGGCGCTTACAAGAAACACACGATCCGAGGTTCTGTCCTTTTTTGACAGCCTCAGCCATCGTGCCAAAGTTGGCCCTGCGCGCCTGCTTAACGACACACGATGTCCGTCGTCATCACAAGCGCTATACGGCGTAGCTTTGATATTGCACGAGCGCAAGGCATCCAAAATTTCACTCCAGTGGGTTCCGGTAATCCTCCGGCGACCCGTGTTCTTTCGGATGAGCCTTGCGGCCTCACCTGTCGTTATACCGGCAAGGGCCGAGACTACGGATGGGCCGCAAAATGTATTCTTGTCGGCACCATCTTTGATGGCTCTTAGTTTTAGTTTCATCGCACACTCCTTTGTGCGCGAGAGCGCTAACCTGATTCACAATGTCAAAGAGCAATTAACACTAAGAGTATATCATCCCCGATTCTCGGAATCGGCTGAACCCCCCGGATTCCATAGGTTTCGGGGCGATCCCAAAAATAACTCTTTGAAATTGCAAAGAATCTTTTTTTCAAAAAAGCAAAGAAATCGCTTTTTTTTGATTTTGGCCTCTAATGGTTAGTAAGCTAATGGTTGGTTAGCTTGCCAACTTCTGTAGAAGATCCGCGTACCCGGCGATATCGGTCGCGTGATCGGGATCTGACTCGTCCCCCACTTGGGAGCGCGCGACCTTCAGCAAGATCATCATGCGGGCCACATCGGTAGACGTGACCGGCTTTCCAAGATAGGCGCTCCAGAGATCAGCGATGCGCCGATGGCAGGCCCGATAGTCCCCGTGTCTACCGTGGCGGTTCTGGACCGCTTCGGCAGCGCCCTGAAGAATCTCCATTTTCTGGGCCACTAAACGCGCCCCCGCCAACCGCCCGTATCGTATTCCGTGCAGCGGAAGCAGCCAGTATCCAAAGCGAGCTTCATGGCGATTTCACAGGGATAGCCAAGCTCTTCGTAGCGGGATTTGTGAACGATCAGGCGAGCCTCGGTGTTTCTGGTCCCGTCATCGTCTTGAAAGGCATTGCGATGGATGGACAGAATCTGATCGCTCTTATTGGCCCAGTGCTGCGAGCCCGCGATGCTTGAATATGTGATCGGATCTCTAACCCCGGCCCCGATTGGCTTGGCCGGGTGGGCGATGATTTGAAGGTGCAAATTACACGCTTTCGATAGATAGGTGCAGTCGTCCAGACATCTGCCAATCCATTCCGTCTCGGTCTGGCGTCGCCGGTCAAAGGTTGGAATGATCATGTTGAATGGATCTATGCTGACAGCCGAGACGCCAAAGCGAGCATGGCAGTCGTTGACTGTTTCCATGATCCATCCCCATTCGGGGGAGTTCCTCTCATGGTGCAAAAACAGGAAATGATCCTCGATCCAGGCATCTGCCTGATCCTTCTCCGAATCGGTCATCGCCGTTTCTAGTTTGCCGTGATAGGCGCTTCTGAGGTTTCTTCTGACGAACGGTTTTTCGCGAGTCTCCATGCTCATCAGCGCGACTTTTATGTCGTACTGCCGGACGATCTGAGCCCATAGCTGCTGGCTGAGATGGCTTTTCCCGTGACCGGGCCAGCCCGATAATACACTGAGACAGGTTGGCGATAGATGTATTCGGCTTTCGAATTCTGCCCATCCCGGTCGCCAAAGAACCAGGGCCGGTGGCTCGGGAATCTGGGAAAGGCGGTAGACGCCCTGGATTGGAAACTCCTGAACCTCTGCGCGTAAATAGGCATGGAGTCTTTCTGCGTCCCACGCCACCAGCAAGTCGTTGGCGTCTTTGATCGTGTCGGGGAAATCCACCCAGTGGCATTTAACAGCCCCCAGGATGGAGGCTAAATCGGCGCGCAAATGCCGCCCTGGACTATCGCTATCGGTTACCAAGATGAACCTTGGGCAGCGGTCCAGCCCAGCCGCCAAGGCCGCCCCGATATATTCGTAACGCTTGGCGCTGGGAGCGTCTTCTGTAGCCTTGGCCGGTGCGCCGCCAACCACGCTGAGAACGGAATGGGCGGGGACTCCCGCCTCGACCAGCGCAAGCGCGTCCATTTCGCCTTCAGTGACATAGACCTCTTCCAAAGGCCCATTAAGCACCGCTGCTTGATTGAAGAATTGCTGAGTTCCACCGGGTTTCTGGCGGTAGTCTTTTTGGGTAAGCGGCCGCGCCTTCCAGTTGACGGTTTCGCCTGAAGCATCAAGATAGTTGAAAGTTATGGCCGGGAGTTTGCGATCACCAAACAGTATGAGATCGCCGCCAGCGTTCATCGCGCGCAGGGTTTCGGCGCTGATTTTTCTTCGCGCTGCCCACTGAATCGTACGAGCGTCTAGCCTCATCGTAGAATCCCTTAAACTGACAATGGTGACAGTACCAAACGACTTCTGACCCTTGGCGCGTTATCGACAAAGGCGTATCGGTTTTTTTCTTCCGCTTGGCACTGCACTGGGGACAGCGCGCCTTTATCGACCCATCGTAGCTCGGGGCGAGTCGGCTGATCTGTTCGTCCTTCACTCCGCTACCTCGAATTTATCGACCTGATCGCCGTATTGATCCCATCCCGGCCATCGTTGGCGGGCAAACATCTCCAGATATGGACCGCCCACAAGGCGTTCGATGCTCGCATAAATCTGATCAGGCTTTCGCGAATGCTCCCGCCGTGGCGCAGAGATCACCTGCCGCACGTCAGCGTGTAAACGCTTTGGCTTCCCCCGCGTCGCCAGCAGGCACACTTCCGCTTCCTTGCGTGACCAGTATCCCATGCCGATGGAGGGCTTGACCCATATGAACGCTATGGTTTTGTAGATAAATCCCCAGGCATCTATCAATGTGAGCGCCGTCTGGAGATGGGAATCGACCGTCCAAAGAAACAGGGCGGCGTCTGGGGCCGCTTTCTCCGCGACCGGCAGCGAAAATAGACTCTCGAACACCATTGTTGGGTAGCTGGGTGAGCGCCCCTTTCCCTTGTCGGACCAGACCCGAAAGTCCCACGGCGGATCTGCCAGAATCGCCCCGTATCTCATATGGGACTCACCGCAACATCGCCGCTTTCCCAGGCTCGCCAGCGATTCGAGAATCGCTCCACGACGCTCTCGGCCTCGAAAACGTCGAGCATCAAGCAAGCGTTCTCGCCGTACTGCTTAAACGCGCATAACTCAATGACTTGCTTGTCGTCGCGGATCGCACCATTTTCAAAGCAGATCCCGTCCATCGCGGCCTTCACGACATTGTCGAGGTCCGGTTTGATCGCGTGCGTGCCGCTCTTCAAGAGCGCCGCTTTCCGGGTGCGCGGGGCGCTTGGCGGGGGCTCAAAGATCGCCGCGACATGAACGATAACCGCGCTCTTGGTTGCCGACCTACCGGCCATCGTAATGGCCGTCATCTCTCTAATTCGCTGCTCGTAGTTGCGCGTTTTCTCCGGCGTGTAAACGTGCCCGCTCTGTGCCACTCTGGGACGCCCCTTCGCGACGGGCGTCCCCTGGATCGTGAGATGGAAAAACGGAATCATCTTCTGGACACCGTGGCGTCGAGCTTAGCCATCCAGCGGTCGAAATCGGCCTCGGTGCCGCCCGATTCAATGACTGATTTCATCACCGCCAAGCAAGTAATCGTGCGATCTTTGATCGTGGGGGATCCCGTCATAACGCCCTGTGGCGTCGTTGGAGCGGGTATAGGGGGCGCGGGGGGCACAGGTGCCTTCTTTTCGTAGAAGGCCGGTGGGAGGTCGTCTGAGGGGCTCTGAGACCCATTTGATTTGTCGAGCGAGGCGACAGCGCCGAAAATTTCCTTAACATCGCCGCGTTTGGACACAAGCATGTCCTGTTCGCCGCGATATTCCTTGCCGAGATACCACTGGAACTGGAAAGTTTTGCCCGGTCGGAAGTCAGCAAGCGTATCCGCCCAACCCTTCAGAGAAACTCGCTCGCCGGAGTCTACGTCGATGCCGGTGATCGTACCGGGGGCGTTGCCCTGCCCCTGATCGATGCGCTCAACGTCCATCGTGATGATGTTTGCCGCCATTATTTAATTGTCTCCTGATTGGCCGGAAAAAGGTGGCGCGGGGGCTTGGCCGGACCCCCGCACCGGCACGGTTGAGAGGCTAAGAAACAACCGCGCCAAAGATTTCTGTTTGAGCCGCATAGCGGGCCAGATGCAGCGCCGCCGCGAACGCCGCGACATTGGCATCGTGATCGCGAAGCAGCGTCGCCTCGACCTCGCCGGTAGCGCGGGAAAACCGCACCAGCAGGCAACCGTCAATCTGCTCGCCCGTTTCGCCCAGCATATGTCGGTAGGCCGTTAATTGGCCGATGTGGCCCGCTTTGATGCTGGCGCTGAGATCGGTGACTCCTTTCCAGTCCAAAACGTACGTTTTCCCATCGTTTAAACGGGCCACCATGTCGCACGTTCCGGCCACCTGCCAGCGCAGCGAATAGAGTCGGCGCTCAATATCGATAACCTCCGCAATATTGGACGCAAACCATTCGCCGATGCCGGTTTGACATTTGGCAATGTCCTCGTCGTTCGATAGCTCAGGATTCAGGCCGTGGGCAAGATCTTCAACATAGCGATGAACCTCGGTGCCGACATGTCCGGCGGACTTGGTGGCTCTATATGGCGCTTTGCAAACGTCTTTGGCCCACGCCAACCTGTCATCGCCGGGGCCGTTGGATCGCAGAAGCTCCTCGCGAATAACTTTTGCGGCCCAGCCGCTAGCCGCGCCGAATGCCAGAGGATAACTCGACGCCACGGCTGACACGCTGAGGTCGACTTTCTCGTTGTTCCACTCGTATCGGTGGTTGCCGGGGCGGAACGTCAGCGTCCCGCCCAGCATTTTAATAATTTCCATCACTACTTCCCCTTAAAAATTACCTCGCCTCGCCTGACCTTGCCCAGCCACGCCCAGCCTCGCCTTACCACGCCTCGCCGAACCGTGACTGCCGCACCGCGCCTCGCCGCGCCGCGCCTCGCTGCGCCGCGCCTTGCCTCGCCCCTCCTCGACTGCCTTGCCACACCTCGCCTCGCCGAGCCTTGCCGGACCGTGCCCCGCAATTCCAAGCCACGCCTGCCTCGCCGTGCCTAACCCTGTCGCGCCTTGCCATACCACGCCCCCCTCGACTGCCTCGCCTCGCCACGCCATCCTGGCCCGACCTCGACAAGCCCGACCTCGCCCCACCTTGTCAAAACGGTCATAGCGGTAGCTGTGCCGCTTCTTCCAACCGGTTTCGCAAACGTGTAACCCGCTGCTGTAGCTCTTGCGCGGTTTCTCCGCGCTCTTCAGTCTGAGCCATCGAAACCAAGCCGTTAAGCGTGGTCTCATACTCACCAAACCGCTGGGCCATGTCGGTCAACACCGCCGTCCACATGTCGGCGTCTTGTACGACCACACGGATGTCTTCGTATTGGCGTTGCGCTCCGATCTTCACCGAGACGAATCTTGAGGTCTTCTGGCCTTCGGGAGTGACAATTTTCACGCCGCGAATCAAGCGCCGCGCTTGCCATACGCGGTAGCTGTGACCGGCGGTTGTGTCGTCCCACTCAAAGCTATCGTGCAATACATGATCAGGGTCCGTGGCCACTTCAACCACGGCATCGGGGGTGAGCGGTTGGCCCTGGGCAATCTCGCCCAGAGCCGCCGCAATCTTGCTTTCCCGTGCTGCCATCAAGCAGCAGCTTTCTCTTTCTCGACTGTCTCCAGGCCGGTCTCAAGAACGTCTTGTTCACCGACAAGAAAGCGCCCGAAATCGCCATCCTTTTCGGGACGCCAATCACCAACGCCGACCTGCAAACCCGCTCGCATGAACAGATTCACGATCTGAGAACCGCTGATCAGGTCTTCGTCGTAGCTGATTTTGAGCGTACAAGACCAATCCCGAAACTCTGGCCGATAGCGTAGATCGGCCACACCCTTGGCAAGCCGAACCGTGTCCGTTCGCATCTCCGGTGTGCCGTGAATCCGCACACAATCTACGCCCGTGGTGTCCCGGTCGTCAGCCGAGATAAAAAACATCTGTCTGGCGTCCGTCATGTTCACGCCGTCGAGCATCTTGGCCGCCCGGATGGCGGACTTTTTGAACCCCGCGCAGGGGAATCCGTAGCCGCCCCCTTCCAGCCTGTAGAACGCACCCTCGTACTCGGCCTCTGGATCGCGGGCGATCTTTGGGCCCTTCGCCGCCTTGGCCTGGGTCTCCTGCATTTGCAAACGCGATTTCTCGGAGAAATTGTGGCAAATCAAGCCACTTTTGCCGGTGATTCCCAGATGCAGCTCCCGAATTCTCGGGGCCGCTATGATAATATTCGTCACTTTTTTACCTCCGCGTTGGGGCGCTGTTTTCAACAGGCATTTCCAGCACTGCGCCATTGGCGCTGGGAATGCGTCGTATCGATGTTGCGCGAGGATAATCGTCGCGCACTTCGTCTACGCTTTCGTACTCGACTTGGTCGATGGTTTCCCCGTACCCATCGCACCACTCGCATGGGTTGGCGCGAAAGGAATCCACTGACGTGCGGCGCTCGATAATTCCCTCGCCATCACATTCGTCGCAGTGATTGGTGACCTTAAAGTCAGCCATTCGGCTCCCCATTCGACTCGGCACAGGTTCTGACTTCCAGCCAGTCCCGAAGCCGCTCAACGATATGCCGCTGAATGGCCCTGTTGCTGACGGCGCGGCGATTTAGCGTCGCCATCAGGTCATCCCCGAGAGATTCCGCGACGCCGTCGTCATCGATTTCTCGATAATCGGCCTTCTGCTGGGCGTCGGTTGGAAAGTGAATCGCTCCGGTGAGGTCCATATGCGGTGACATGGACGACAGCGTCGGATCTTCTCTGATCGCGTCGTCCATGGTCCTCTCCAGAAGAGTGAGCCGTCTGCTTAGCGGGAATCCGATTCCAGATGTCTGCCCGTCCTGTTTTCTCATTTTGTTCTCCATCACAACACGAACATAGCGATAGCGCCAAGCCCAAGAATGACCAAGAATCCCAGTACGTTGGCCGCGTGGCGGCGCTTTGCTGGGCCGGGAATCAGCGAAACGAATAGCAGGCGCTGAAGTCGAGTTCCTGTGATCGGGTCATATTTCGTCATCCTGCCCCTCCCCCCTAGTTGTTGCGCCTAATCACGTACGGCGCGGCGTTAGCCCCGCACCACGATTCTGAATACGCTCGTCCGTCGCGATCAATCGACGGGTGCGCGAACATCACCGCATCGAGCGATGCGCTGCATAACTCACAGATCACCTCCGAATAATGGTCGCCGTCCTCGCTGGTGCTGTAGATCATGATCGGACTGTGGATGTCGTCACCGACAGGTCTGGTGTAGTCGACGAACCGTCGTAGATTTTTCATCGCTGCCCCCTCGCCGGCAGGAGGTATCGCGCGACAGCGTTCAGCTTGTCGGCGAGATTGGGATTGATGCCGTGATCGCGTCGGGACGCTTTGAACGCGTCCAGGCGACTCTTTTCGATAGTGATGATTTTCATAGCCTCAAGCCTCTTGTTTGGTTTCGCCTATCGACCCATAGCGGCCGTGGATACGCTGGGATCGTTCCCAGCGCATACCGAGTCGCTAGTCGTCGTAGTCAGGCGACCACTCGTCAGCGTCCTGATGTGCCTGACAGGAGCAGGCGAAGGGTCCAGATGGCTCGCCATCTAAAAGACAACCAGGGAATCCCGCTGCCCAATACCAACCAGCCGGTTCCGGCTTACGCCAGTCGTCTAGTGGCATGGTGTCGGTGAACCCATCCATTCCATCGCGTTCAACCATGTGATCGCCATCGTGCCAGAAGACCTCGAACGACCCGAAGGGTTCCTGAGTTTCTGGCGAATGGAATTGGTGATATCCAGCGTGCGAGTCGTAAACTCGCGCTTCTTCGATTCTTACTGTTCCGATTTTCATAGCCCTAGCCTCACTGATTAGCCTCGAATGACTGCGATCATACGGCATAAAAAAGCGTCGTCAAGTCTTTATTCGCGTTGACGTGGTCGCGTGTGGCGCGTATATAACAAGTGACTAACAAAGGAGGCTAATCAAATGAACCCGAACAGCGAAATTACCTACGCCCAGATGTGGAATTTGACTTGTCGCTACAGCCTCGCTCAGGCGAGCGAAGATGGATGGGCTGACGAATGGCGCGAAGCCGACTACCACACAGACAGGGCCGACGAAAGCGAGAAATATGTGGCCGGAGAGACGCGCCGCCACGTACGCGAAAATGATGTGGTTACCGAGGCGAGCGCCGACCTCAAGAGAATGGTAGCGAGGCTAATCAAATGAATCGTGAATCTTACATTAACGCACTAGCGACTGAGTTGCGCCCGCTGTTTCATAGCAGCGGCGCGACCTATCCAGAGAGAGTCCGTTATACTTGCGGTTGGCCCAGTAAAGGCGCTGGCTCGCGTCGTAAGGCGCTTGGCCAATGTTTCGACCCGTCCGCGTCGAAAGATAATCATTACGAGATATCTATCTCGCCTGCTGTCGATGATCCGATGGATGTTGCGCACGTGCTAGCGCATGAATTAGTCCACGCCTGCGTAGGATTAGAGGCTGGCCACAAGGCCCCATTCCGCAAGCTCGCGCTGGCTATCGGACTCGAAGGCAAAATGACCGCAACGACACCGAGCGAGTCGTTTAAACGATTCGTGCAACCGATTCTTGATCGCCTAGGCGAATATCCCCACGCTGAGCTTGATTATTCCAGCGTCAAGAAACAAGGGACTCGCATGATTAAAGCCGAGTGCTGGCATTGCCGGGATGAAAGCGAGAACGGCAAAGGCTACACAGTCCGCTTGTCCGCGAAATGGCTAGAAGCCGGTGGTCCCCCAATTTGTCCTATCCACCGACACGTTATGGATATTTAAACTAGGAGTCACCATAATGAACAACCAAGAATCGCTTATCGCGGAGTTAGACGAATTTATGACGCGCCACGGGATCGCCGACTCGACATTCGGAATACGTTGCCTGAATGACAGTCATCTTCTGGAGCGGATTCGGGACGGCCGGCCGATCAGGCGATCTACGATCCTCAAAATCAGGAAGTACATGGCGCGCTACGAACTCGATAACGTCGCATGACGTGGCGGCTGCTGCGACCCATTTGGCGGCTGCCGGACGTCACGGCATCCCAGCGACTCGTTCTGCTAGCGCTGGCTAGTTTTACCGATCAACGCGGAGCGAACGCATACCCAAGTCAGGCGACGCTAGCGAGAATGTGTTGCTGTAGCCGTTCGACAATCAAGCGCGCCCTCGCGTCGCTAATCCGCCGCGGCTTGATATCGCCGCAGGGTAAAGGACGTAAGGGCACGATTCGCTATAGCGTGGTGCCGTCGCCAGTGACCTACGTTAAGGCCCACAGTGACCCACCCACTAGGCCCACAGTGACCTACAATCCTAGTAAAGTAAGACCTAGTAACTATCCTAGTGAGAAGGATTATGATTCTTTTAATTCGGATTCCGGTTGGTCTGGCGATTCTAAACCTCGCCGATTCCGGCGTACTCGCCAGGAACTGATAGACGAATACGAGCGGGAACGTGCGGCTGGTAGAGCGCTAATCGCTGGCGACCATCGACCCAAGGCGTAGCAAAGAAATCACCAGGGTGAGTTGTCCACAGGACCACCCTGGTGATTGGATTGATTTTGATTGGCGGTAACGTGCTGAGTCGAGAGTCGTGGAGAGTGGCGGAATCCCTTGGATGTGGGGCCGGGCATGAGCCCGGCTCTACGCTGAGCGCCTGAAAAAAGGTATCAGAGCACCCGGTTCCGAACCCGCTCATGCGTGGGTTGGCATGGGTTGACGTGGCTCTGCGTTTGTGCGAATGTTTGCGCGCCGGGCGCTGGGCGCCGGGCGCGCTTCGTTAATTAATCAATCAATCAGGAGGCTAATCAGATGACCAAGCGCGAATACATCGACACCATCGCTCGGCTCTATTACGTGGCGAACCTAGCCGATAGCGATAGCGAGGCTCGCGAGCCCTGGCTGAAGGGCCACGAAGGTTGGGTACATTGCCAAGCATTTGACAAAATCGTGCTGGACCTTGGGTTGGGCGAATATTGGGGAAATATTATCGAAGGCGACTACCCTGAAGAGTCTGGTGTCTAGTCCCCTCGCTCCGGGCGCGTCGCACAGCGCGGCGCGGCTCGGCTCGGACGCCGGGCGCTGGGCGCCGGGCGGCCGGGCGCTGGTCGCGAGGCCGGGTGTTTCCGACCCGGCGAGGGACGGTTGGCCCAGGCGGCGCGGCCGTCGGCTCAGTCTCGGCATGGGTCCCTGGCCCGGGTTCCGATCCGGCGACGCCGGGCCGGTTCGACGGCCGGGGTCGTCGTCGTTGGCGTATACGGGCCATATACCCACCCATCCCAGAACCCATCCCAGAACCCTCACCAGAACCCCCACCAAGACTGCTTAATGTTACATGGACCGCTAAACCCCTATTATCCGGTACAGGTATTGCCTCTGGACATATTTGTGGGCCTCGGGTTATTAAGTTTTGGTCATGGATGAGATAACGCCTATTGATTTGCCTGATTTGGTGGAAAATCCAAAAAAGGCACCCGGACCGAAGCGCCCGTATCACAAGCCCTCTGAGGTTACACGTAAGACGGTGATGGCTGCTGTCGGGATGGGGTTGGACCAGCCGTCGATTAGCAAGTTGCTGGACATTGCGCCCAAGACGCTGCGCAAGTTTTATCGTGAGGAATTGGACACGGGTGCCGCGCGGGCTAATTTTAGTGTGGCGAAGAGTCTCTACGGACGGGCCAGCGGTGGCAAGGATACGATTGCGAGTATCTTCTGGTTGAAGGCCCGCGCTGGCTGGCAGGATACGACCAAGACGGTGCATGAGGGGTTGCCCGAGAGTATTCGGGTGACGTTTGCGCTGGAGCCTCCGGTGGATAAGCAGGCCAAGATGATTGATGTGACGCCGGAGAAGGCAATCGAGAATTAGGGTTACTGGGTGGATATTGAGATTCCTTATACGCCCCGGCCCCAGCAGCTTGACCTGCACCGGAATGCCAAGAGGTTCAAGATTTGCGTGAGCCACCGTCGCTGGGGCAAGTCCGTCTACGCGGTGACGGAGCTATTGGCGAAGGCGTTGGAGATCAAGACCGAGCGGCATGATGGGCGGTTTATGTATCTCGCGCCGTATTATCGTCAGGCCAAGCAGGTTGCGTGGGATTATCTGGTTTATTATGCCCGCGATTTGCCCGGCACCAAGATTAATCAGTCCGAGCTACGGGTTGATTTGATCAATGGCAGCCGCATTCGTTTGGCCGGTGCCGGGGATGATCCCGATGCGTTGAGGGGAATTTATCTTGATGGCGTTGTATTGGATGAGTATGCCGATATGTCGCCTCGGGTATGGAGCGAGATTGTTCGTCCTGCGCTGGTGGATCGCCAGGGTTGGGCGATATTTATCGGCACGCCCAAGGGCCGCAATCATTTCTGGCGGCTTTATGAGAATGCCGCTGACGACAGCGAGTGGCACAGCGCCATGTACCGGGCCTCCGAGACGGATGTGATCGAGCCCAGCGAGCTTGACGCTGCCAAGCGCGAGATGGGGGATGATGAGTATCAACAGGAGTTTGAATGTTCTTGGACGGCAGCGATCAAGGGTAGTTATTACGGGGGATTAGTGGATGACGCGGACAAGGAAGGGCGTATTTGCCGGGTTGAGTATGATGAAGCGCTGCCCGTGCATGTTGCTTGGGATCTTGGCATCAGCGATTCGTGCGCTTTATGGTTTTTTCAAGTCACTATGGGCGAAGTGCGTGTCATTGATTACTACGAACACAACAACGTAGGACTTGAGCATTACGTCAAGGTGATGCAGGAGAAAGGTTACTGGTACGGCGACGACTGGCTGCCCCATGATGCCAAGGTCCGTGAGCTTGGCACCGGCAGAACCCGCGCCGAGACGCTTGTTAATATGGGCCGCAAGCCCAAGATCGTGCCCTCGCATAAGATCGCGGACGGGATTAACGCCGCCCGGTTGCTATTGCAGCATTGTTATTTCGATGAGCTAAATTGCGAGCAGGGCTTGAACGCGCTGCGCTCTTATCAGCGCGAATGGGACGATGTTAAGCGCGTATTTCGCAAGACGCCGCTACATAACTGGGCTTCTCATGCCTCTGATTCTTTCCGATATCTGGCGATTGCCTACCGTAATTTGAAGCCCAAAGAACCCGAAACGGACTGGCAAGAAGAAATGCTGAAAAAACCATGTCTTGACGACCTGTGGGAAATACATGATTTTGATGAGCGAAATCACACGGAGCCGCGCATCTGATGGCGATTGATTACGGCATGGACGATGGTTTTGATTTTGCCCCGGAAGACGCGGCCGAGATGGGCGGCGTGTTGATGGCCAAGGTAACGGTGAAAACCACCGAGACACCTGGGGACTACAGTGGCGTGGAAAAAGAACTGCCCGAAACCGTCGAAGAAATACCCATACCGCTGCCGGGTCCGGCACCGATGATGATGCCGGTCGCTCCGCCCGAAGATCTCGGCATGGGCATTCCTGCAATTCCGACCCCTGGGATGGCATTGCCGCAACCAATGCCCGCAGGAATGCCTATGGCTGGGATGCCTGGGATGCCCATGCCTGGAATGCCGCTAATGCCGGGACCGATGCCCGGACCGATGCCAGGACCGGGAATGGGAACTGGAATGGGCGCGCAAGCGGCCCAGCAAGTGATGCAGCAATTTGGGCAGGCGTGAGTTTTTGGGAAGAAAAAACGCTTGAAGAGCTATCCCCCCAGGAATGGGAGGATTTATGCGATGGATGCGGAAAGTGCTGTTTGATCAAGATCAGAAGCGATGAAACCGAAGAGGTATTTTATACCGATCTGGCCTGCCGTTTGCTCGATCACGAGACGATTCGCTGCACTGATTATCCAGATCGCCAGCAGCGAGTTCCGAACTGTGTCACATTATCGCCGGAATTCATCCGCAACTGTGACTGGCTTCCCGATACTTGCGCCTATATCAAGCGGGCGCGGGGCGAGAATCTCGAATGGTGGCACCCGCTGGTTTCTGGCAGCGCCGATACCGTGCATAGCGCCGGGATCTCGGTGCGTGGCAAGATAAGCGGAGCGAGTATTAACGATGTCTGACAAAGACGACACACGAGCCGAGCAGGAAAAACTCCTCGGCCCAGCGCGTTACTGGCAGAACGAGCTTGATCAGGCTGGCCAGTTCGAGCGCGATTGGCGCGAGCGCGGCATGCGCGTGGTCGAACGCTACCGCGACGAGCGTAGCAATAGCGGAGTCATCGGACCGCTCAGCAATCGCTTCAACATATTATGGGCCAATACCGAGACATTGAAGGGCGCGTTATTTGCCCGTATGGCTCAGCCCGATGTGCGGCGGCGCTTCCCAGATCCCAATCCGGCTGCGCGTCAGGTTGCGATTCTTCTTGAGCGCACGCTTTCTTACGATCTGGATATTTATGATTCAACGCGCCCGTTGATGGCAGCGCTGGAGGACTACCTACTGCCCGGACGCGGTGTGGTCTGGGTTGTATACGAGCCGATTATCGTCAAAGAAAAGATCAAGATCGAGATCCAAGACGACGATGTCGATATCGTTGAAGAAGAAGAAATTGAGCGGCTTGGCGACCAGCGATGCCGTCTTGAATACGTGCATTGGCAAGATTATCGGGAAAGCCCGAGCCGTCGCCCGGAAGATGTGACGTGGCGAGCGCGCCGCCATCTTTATACTCGCGACGATCTGGTTGGGCGCGGATTCAAGGACGCTTATGAGATTCCGCTGTCATGGATGCCAGATTCGGGACATAGCGAGGACTTCGATGAGATTTATAATCGTGCCGAAGTTTGGGAGATCTGGGACAAGGTAACTCGCAAGCGGTTGTTTATCGCTACCGGCTACAAGGAAGTGCTGGCTGAGGACGACGATCCCTACCAGTTGATCAATTTCTTCCCGACGCCGACGCCTTTGATTGCGGTGCGGACTAATAACACTTCCGTTCCGGTGCCAGAATTTACCCTTTATCAAGATCAAGCCGATGAACTGGACCGCGTAACCAGCCGCATTGCCTATTTGATCGAAGGATTGAAGCGGCGCGGGGTCTACGATTCATCGGTGCCTGAACTGGCGCATCTGGCGAACGCCGGGGACAACGATTTCGTTCCGTCGGATAATTTTGCATCGCTGGCTCAGAAAGGCGGGTTATCGGTCGTCTTCCAGACCGAGGATATTTCTCAGATTTCTGCCGTGCTTCAGGGTCTTTATACCCAACGCGCCCAGGTTCTTCAGATCATCTATGAAGTTACGGGCATCTCGGACATCATTCGCGGCGGCGGCACCAAGGCATCGGAATCAGCGACCGCGCAGCAACTCAAAGCGCAGTACGGATCGATGCGGCTGCGCTTGCGGCAGGACGCCATCCAAAAATACATCCGCGAGCTTTTTCGCATCAAGGCGGAATTGATCGCGGAGAATTACGAGCCGGATATCCTTCAGCGCATCACCGGGATGGAAGTAACCGACGAGATGCTGGAGATCATGCGAAGCGACAAGCTGCGCAGCTACCAGATCGATATCGAGACCGACAGTACCGTGTTTGCTGACGAAGAGGAGATGAAGCGAACGCGGGTAGAGTTTGCCAATACGATGGGTTCGTTTCTGGTTCAGGCTATCGAAGCCACCAAGGCCGCGCCGGAAATCACGCCGATTGCTTTCGAGATACTCAAATTTGTCACAGGTGCCTGGAAGATCGGGCGTAACTTCGAGGACGTGATCGGACAGACTGAAGCGCAGATCATGCAGCAGCTACAAGCAGCCCAGCAGCAACCGCCGCAGCCTTCCCCCGAGGAACGCATCCAGCAGCAGAAGATCGCCGCTGAACTGGAACGTGAGAAGTTGAAACAGGAAGGCAAGCTGGCAGATATCACTTCTCGGGAGCGTAGCAAGTCAGCGGAAATCCAAGAAGAATCCCGTGCCTCGTCAGAGCGCGTTCAGTCCAAGGAAGATCTGGCGATGTTGGACGCAGAACTTAAAATGATGGAAAACCGATGACTTTAGATAAGTATCGGCAGAATTACGATGCGATTGAATGGACGCAGTCAGCGCCATTGCCTCGCGGTAATTCAATTAAATCAGAGAAGGCTTTCGTCGTAATGAAGGACATCGATCCGTTCGTCTCTCCCATTGATGGAAAGATGGTCGGTAGTCGTTCGTCATTGCGCGACCATGAAAGGCGGCATAATGTTCGCCAAATCGGTAATGATTGGGCGGGAAGCGAACGTCCATCCAACTGGGATCGAATAAAGAATGGCAGAAACTGAGACCAGCACCCCGGAGGCGGGGCCAGCGTCAGATACATCAATTACGATTGACGGAGTTCTGGAAAGCGCAATTGGCGGAGTATTCACGGGCGGCGAACCGGAATCAACTCCTAGCGAACCACGACCACTCGCCGGAGAATCAAGTGCGGAAGATATCGAAGTCCAGCCGGACTCATCGGAAGAATCCGCCGAGGGCCAATATGATGACGTAGAGGTCGAGGCCACTCCTGATGCGGAGCCCGTGCCTGATGCCCTTTCTGCGCCAAAAACATGGCCCGCTGAACACCGCGAAGCGTTCGAGCATCTACCCGAAGATCAGCAGGGATTTATGCTGAAACGGGAGCATGAACGGGATGCGGCGTTCACTCGCAAGACGACTGAACTCGCAGAGCAGCGACGTGAAGTGGAGACATTGCAGGGAGTTCTGGCACCGTATAAGTCGCAAATGCAGGCCAACGGCATCAGCGAGGCTGAGTATATCTCGCGGCTGATGAGCTATGACAATGCGCTTAGGCAGAACCCGCAGGCTGCGCTTCAACATCTCGCCCAGCACTATGGAGTTAATTTTTCGTCTGGTGATTCGGGTGTGGATTGGAATGAGGAAACAACTTCCGATCCACAGATTCAGCAACTGCAACAGCAACTGACTCAGACACAAGCACACGTTCAGTCGATGCAGCAATCGCAAGTCAACGCTCAGCAACAACAACTTGTGGATCAGGTTGAGGCTTTCGCCGCATCTAAGGATGCGAAGGGGAATCTCAAGCACCCGCATTTTGAAAAAGTGCGTGAGCGAATGGGGCGATTGGTAAATGCTGGAGAGACCACGGATCTGGAAGCTGCGTATGGCATGGCGCTTCGATTAGACGACGAGCTTTACAAAGAGATCATCGCTAACGAACGCAAGGATGTGGCGGAAAAGGAAAATGGCAGACGTAAGGCGGCTGTCGAAAAAGCCAAGAAGTCGCAACCCGTACACGGCAGCGGATCGCCTCCGGGCGGTACTGTGAAACAGGCCGATCTCGACAACATTCTACGCAATTCGATTGGATCAGCCGTGTCTGGATAAGTTTTGTTGCCCCTTGATGGGAGCAAACAGAAATGGCTACTTCTCCAAATAGTACCTATACGGAGATTGTGACCACGACACTTGCTGGTTACTCCAAGACGATGGCGGACAATGTGACGAACAACAATGCGTTGCTGCGTCACATCGACAAGAACGGGAACAAGATGCCCGCGACAGGTCGTACCATCGTTCAGGAACTTGAGTACGCTACGAACTCGACTACTAAGTGGTATTCGGGTTACGAGGTGCTTGATACTTCAACCAGCAACGTCTTCACCGCTGCCGAGTTTAATTACAAGCAGTTGGCGGGGAACGTGGTGATTTCCGGTCTTGAGCAGGTCGAGAATTCCGGCCCAGAGCAGATATTCAATCTGCTTAAAAGTCGCATTCGGAACCTTGAGAAATCGCTCAAGAACACGATGGCGACCGCACTCTATGCGGACGGCACCGGCACTGATTCGAAGGAAATTGGTGGGCTGCAACTGCTGGTTCCCGGCACCGTGGGTAACACGGTTGGCGGCATCAACAGCGGCACCTACACGTTTTGGGCGAATCAGGTTTACGACTTCTCGACGGAAACCGTCACCGCTTCCGCAACCACGATTCAGACGGCCATGAATACTTTGTGGCTCGCCTGCATTCGCGGCGCGGATCGGCCAGATGTGATCGTTGGGGACACGACTTATTTCGGATACTACTGGGCGTCGCTTCAGACAAACCAGCGGTTCACCAGCGATGAGTCGGCATCGGCAGGATTTATGAATCTGATGTTCATGGATGCTCCGGTGTACTACGACGATCAGTGCCCGACGACTAAGATGTACTTCCTCAACACGGATTATCTGTTCCTCAGATATGCCGAGGGACGGGAATTTGTGCCTCTTGGTGAGAAGGCTTCTGTCAATCAGGATGCTCTTGTTATGCCAGTTGCATGGGCCGGTAATATGGCCGTCAGCAACCGCGCACGGCAGGGTGTCATCCAAGCCTAGAGGAGGATTTAATGCCATATACAACCCAAAGCGCGGTTGGCATTGACTTCGACGGCGGGACGGAATCAACCGCGTCGCAGGCGATTGGTACGAGAATGGTGGCAAACGATGCTTCTGAGTGGCTCTATGTAACAGCGGGCAGCGCTATCGCCCAGTATGACGTAGTCGCCGTTACTGAGGCATATTCTGCTGTTCCGATTACCAAAGCGCTTGTTGATTCGGGCGAACTTGTCGCATCGGCCCCGGAAGCGATTTCGAGCGGGGAGTATGGATGGGTTCAGATGGGAGGCGTTTGCACGATCAACGTGCTGGCGTCTTGTGCCGCTGATGCGATCCTGTATTCCAGCGCGACTGCTGGAAGCCTGGATGATACTGCAACTTCTCAAACGAGAGTTGATGGGATCAAGCTGACAACGGCACGAGGAGGAACAGCAGGAAGTGCTGCTGGTCTTGCTTCGTATCCCAAGTCGTTTGTGATCTAAGAAAGGGAGCGGGGGGTCTTGTGGCCCCCCGCAACTGCTTATGAGCAATATTCGCGTTGAGATATTTGCGGGCGAGGACGGATCTCCTGATCTGGTTGAGATACACAGGGTCGGAGATATGAATACCGTTTTGTACAAAGTCTCTGAGAAAGAAGGCTATCTAAAGGAGAATTTCCCCGCCGAATATGCCGCCTACAAAGAGGGCGGCAGCGGGAAGGTGCGACCGAAAGGCACTCCCTTGACTGAGTTGAAGGGCGTTGGGACACGCAAGCAAGAAGTCTTGATTCACCAGGACGTGAACACGGTCGAGGAGCTTGCCGATCTATCGGATGCTTCGGTTGGCTCGCTAGGCGCGGGGACCATCGATCTTCGTAAAAAGGCCCGAGATTATATTGCTGATCGTGAAGGAATGAGGCCGGTACAGGCAGTCGGATGACCCTACTTACGATCTGTCAGGACGCCGCCAAGCTAATCGGCATTACTGCGCCGGATGCGGTTACGTCTTCGACCGATACTTCGACAATCCAGCTTGAGGCAGTGGCGAATCAAGAAGGCCGCGCCCAGGTTCAGAAATATCGCTGGGAAGTCCTGATCAAGGAAGGTAGCCATACGACAATTGCCGCCGAGAGCCAGGGGGCAATGACGACCATCGCTACGGATTTCGGACGTTTCAGCAATAACACGATGTGGAATCGCACCACGAATCGGCGGTATTTCGGCCCGATTACCGATTCGGAGTGGCAGCGGATACTCGCGGTCGTGAGCGGAGGTATTACAAATTATTTCAGGATTCGGGGCGGTAATTTACTGATGCACCCGACTCCTACGGCGGGAGAATCGGTCAAATTCGAGTACGTATCCACGGATTGGGTGGATACATCGGGCGGGACGACGGCCAATGCCGATAAGTTCACCGCTGACTCGCAAACGACAGTTTTGGAAGAAGAACTGGTGATTTTGGGCGTGGTCTGGCGATTCCTCAAGCTCAAGGGCCTACCTTACGACCAACAGTTCGTTGATTACCAGAATCGAGTGTCGGAATATTCCGGTCACGACGGAGCCAGTCCCATCGTACGAATGGGGGGTCCGAGTCGGGCAATTCTGGCGCTTAACGAGCCAGAAGGAAGTTATGGCGGCGTTTAACTGAAGGAGAGAAATGATGCCGAATTTTGGTGGTATGGCGTATTCGAAAAAGGGGAACAGCAGCATGAAAGCCAACCCCAAAGCGACGACCTCTGCTGGAGGGAGTCCGTTTTCCATTACTGGGCCGGGGCATGCAGCGGCGGACAAGGCCAAGGTCAATCCGGGCACGTTCAATGCGGCATCCGCGACGGATAACTACGCCGCTTCAGGCAGTGCGACGCTTCCCGGCGGTGCCAAGACGGCCTAGCCAATGGCGCGAGATCTCTACGGCGAACTGCTCTCGAATGCGCTGAACAGGAAAGCGCCACGGGACCATTTTGCCGCCTATATCAACCCCAGAGAGGCTGCGATGCTGCGCTCGCAAGGCGGCGGCGTTGCTCCGGGCGGCGGCCAGTATATGGCGAACGGACTGCCTGCATTTATAGAAGATGTGGGCGAACAAGCATGGTCTGGTCCGTCTGGTGTGGCTACGACTGCTGAGTTCGGGCCTTTGGCTGCCGCATTAGCCACGGTTCAAGCGACAGCGCCAGCTGCGCCGCCTGCCCCATCCCCAACCCCAGCAGGTTGGGCCGGGGGATTCCACGAGACAATGGCCCAGTATGGGCTGGCCGACCGAATCGGTCAGCATGAGGCGGCGGTAGAGGCTGTGGAGGCATACAGGAACAATAATCTAAGAGAAGACTGGAACCTTTCTACTCTACAGGAATTGAATGCTAGAGCGCTGACGCTTGATCCTGATTATGAAACGCGAGCGGACGAAGAGAATCAGGCTTTATTTTCTCGACCGATTAGCGATTACGGTACTGGCCAATATTCACCGGCTGCGATGTTGTCCGGTCAGGGTGCTACGGCACAACAATCCTATGATGTTAACCAACAGTCAGAGTCCGGTGGATATGCCATAAACGATCCATCGTCAGACGTATCGGTTCCGGCGGGATACCACATGGGATGGTTCCCGTCGGTAATGGGCAGTCTGATCGGCATGGCGAATCCGGCTATAGGAGCCGCATCTATGCTTGCTGGCTACCCAACCTTGGGAGCTAGGGCAATGCGTGGAATTAGGGAGGAAATCCCTGAAATTGGTCAAGTGGCCGACTTTTTCGCCGCTCCGGGTCGGCTGGCGGCGGATCTTGCAGGCCAGGGCTTCGCGCCGGTAGGTAGGGCACTTACAGCGGGGGTACAAAGATTAGGAGATGTTTTGGGGGGCGTAGGAAGCGGTGATCCTGTTGTAGCGGATTCCGGCGCGCTCTCACGTTCGATGGCTGGATTGCCGGAGGGTGGATTTGATCCCCCGTTTGTTCCACCGCAGCCTGAACCTGTCCCTTATGCGGGGGGTTCCCCGGGTGTGATTGGTTCAGGCGAGGTCCCGCAAGGCGGGAAAGAGGTGGCAGGCGAGGTATCGCCCGAAATATTGGCCCGTCTAGAGGCCAATGCAGCCGCAGCAGAGGAGCGGCTTCGAAGAATGGGAATGTTGGCGTAATGGGTACATCGCCTCTTCGCATAACTGGCGCTAACGCCACAATTCCAGCCCCAATCGGGGGGTTGAATACGCGTGATTCTGTGGATTTATTGCCGCCAACGGATGCGATCAGGCTCGATAATTTCTTCCCGGCTCGGTCTCATGTTCAGGTCCGCAACGGTTACGACGATCATGTGACGGGGCTTCCAAGCACCGTTCAAAGCCTGATGGTTTATAATTCCGGCACCGCGAATACGATGTTCGCAGCATCCGGCGCAGCGGTTTACGACGTGACATCTGCCGGGGCGGTTGGCTCGGCGGTTATCACCAGTCTGAGCAATGCCCAGTTCCAGTGGAGCAATATCACCACCTCTGGCGGGGCGTTCCTGTGGATTTGCAACGGCGAGGATGCCCCACGCCATTGGAACGGCAGTGCTTGGGCCACGCCGACCCTCTCGGGTGTCACGGCGGCGAATATCGTTAATGTAACGCTATTCAAGGAACGTCTGTTTTTCGTATTTAACGACTCTCTGACTTTCGGATTCCTGCCGGTCAACGCTGTCGCGGGCACCGTTGCAGAGTTCGATCTGGGCAGCGTTTTTGGTCGTGGTGGTCAGCTACAGGCTATCGGAACGTGGACACGGGACGGCGGCGCAGGGCCGGAAGATAACGCGCTGTTCTGGACCGATGAAGGCGAAATAGCGATGTACGCCGGGACCGATCCAGCGGACGCAACCAAATGGTCGCTGGTTGGCGTTTATAACGTGGGCCGTCCGATTGGACGGCGCTGTATTCTGAATGTTGGCAGCGATTGCTATCTGATCACCGAGAACGGCGTGTTGCCGATGACTCAGGTGCTGGGCACCGGAGAGGCTGCGCCAAACCTCGCGATCACCGACAAAATCAGCGCCACATATAATGAAGCAGTGGTGAGCTTTGCTGCCACTTTTGGTTGGGAGGGCGAGTTATATCCGCGCGGTGGATACGGTCTTTTCAATGTCCCGGCCAGCACTGGCGGCAATTTCAATCAATACGTTGTGAATCTCGAAACGGGATCCTGGGCGAGATTTACCGATCAGAATGCCTATACCTGGGCCGTACTTAACAGTGATCTTTATTTCGGCGGCAATACCAAGGTTCACAAGGCCGATTCAGGCCCAGACGATGGCGGAACTGCGATTGCGGCATCGGCCAAGACGGCGTTTATTTATTTCGGAGGTCGTACCGGGCCGAACCGCTATACCGCGATTCGTCCTGTGATGGCGTCTGATGCGGCGCTTACTGTGAGCATCGGATTTGACGTTGACTATGCTGACGGCACTTCGACGCTGACGCCGTCGACCGGGACATCAGATGCGGCAACCTGGGATGTCGCTGCATGGGATACGGCGGCGTGGGCCGCGCCAATAAATACTAAACTCGAATGGCTCAGCGTATCCGAGATTGGATGGAATGCTGCCGTGCGGCTTCGCACCCAGACATCAGCCCAGTCGGTGCGTTGGCTGGCGACAGACGTTCGATTTGAGCAAGGAGTAGGTGGGTTTTGATCATATCCGATGAAATGTGGGACATCTTGGCCCCCTCGACCGAGCCTTACGAAGATATCACCCGTGAAGATCTTGAAAGCGGTTTGGAGAGCGGTGAGTTTGTGATGTTCAAGGGTGAGCGTTCCATAGCGGTGACCTGTTCGTATGGCAGTTCTCTGCGAGTCGGCCTAGCAGGGGGCGAGTTGGACGAACTCTTGGGCATGGAAAAAGCGATTTGTTTGTATGCCCGTGAAAAGGGATTTTCTAGCGTAGAGATCATAGGCCGTCCGGGTTGGGAAAGGGTGCTTCCGAATTACGAGAGGACGGCTGTTTTGCTGAGAAAGGAGCTAAGTCATGGGCTTCATTAGGGATCTATTTAGCTCCCCCAAACCGCCACCGCCGGTTGATTACGGCGCTATCGGGCAGCAGCAAAATACTGCCAACCTAGAAGCGGCGCGTCTCGGTGCGAGGCTAGCGCGGCCTGATGTGGTTTCGCCTTATCAAACCACGACCTTTCGGGAGACTGAGCCGGATCGATATCTCGCAGCGACCAGTCTTGCGCCGGAATATGAGCGGCTACGAGCCGGTGAGGCGGGTATTCAGGAGGGGCTGCAAGGACTGGCCCAGCAGAGGCTGAGGGATGTTCCGGCATCGCCATTCACGACCGAGGGGATGACTGAGGAACCGGCTTCGTTTCAATACTCTACCGTAGGCGCGCAGCCAGCCTATTCCACCGAGGCAGCGACTTATGCGCTGCCGGGATATGCCGATCTAAATACTTATACGAGCAATGCTGCCGATGAGTTTTTCAACAGGGCTATGGCCCGGTTGAATCCGCAATTTGATCGAGCGCAGCGCGGATTGAGAACGCAGCTTATCAATTCCGGCATTCCCGAAGGATCTGACGCTTATAACGAGGAAATGCGGCTGTTCGACCAGCAGAAAAATGATGCCCTGGCTGATCTCGCGAGTCGGTCGATGTTTGAAGGCCAAAGGCTGCAAAGCAACATCATGGCGAACATTCTGGCCGGACGCGGTCAGCAGCTAGGCGAGATCACCAGTGAATACGATATTGCCCAGCGGCGTCGTGCTCAGGGCATATCTGAAGGCGAGCGTCAGGTTGCCTTGGACAGAGAGGCTCGGGATCGGCAAATCGCTGAAGCGATACGATTGCGTCAGCAGCCCTTGAGCGAGCTATCCGCGCTGATGACCGGCACAACCCCGTTTACACAGGTTGCCGCAGCCGGAC